AGACTGCCGAGGGTATGGGCTTCGATGTCGAGTCTGGCGATGCCGATCAGATCGGCGATGACGATGACGTCACCCGCGGCGACGGCGGTGTCGGGGCGGTAGTCGATGGAATCTCCCTTTTGAACGTAACGAGCGAGCATTGTGTTCTTTCTCCTTGTGAAATATGAATGTTAAGGGTGATCCGGGCGGTTTCCCGCCCGGAAAGGATGCCTTAGTTGGCGGCTCCGACCGCCTTGACCATGCCCCGGTGATCCTGCTCACGGACGCCGAGATCGAAGTAAACGCGGAACCACAGTCCCAGGGTGTTGAAATCGGTCTCGCCGCGTTCCACGGTCGGGGTCCGCTTGCCCTTGAGGAAGCCGATTTCCCAGGTGTCGACGGTCTTGGGATCGCCGAAGAGATACCAGCCGGTCTGGCTGGCTCCGTCGTAGGCCGAGTTGCCGAGATACGGGCTGGAAATCACGTTCAGGTGTTCATCCGCGAGAACGTTCAGGGACGGACGGACCGCGTTGTCAGCGCCGCTCATGATGAGGGTCGCGCCCTGGGTGAGCTCGATGGCGAGGTGCTTCAGGGCGGTCGGGACCAGCAGGAAACGCGGTTCCACGCTGATCGGCTGGCCATCGCCGTCCACTTGATCGAGGAACAGCTGGATGGCCTTCTTGAGACTGTCGGCGCTCAGCGCGCTGGACGCTCCGCTCAGCAGGTTCCGATGGGCGGTGGAAAACAGCGCCTTGCCGTCCTGCTGCGCGGGATTGCTGAGCAGACGGGAGAAGAACAGCTGGTCGATCAGCCTTGCGGCGCGGTTGCCCATCGCGGTCGGGACCTTCATGAAGGCCCCCAGATCATCGTTGATGATCATCTTGCGCGTCAGGCAGAAGCGCTTGCCGTAGGTATCGAGTTGGTTCTTCGCGGATTCTTCGATCAGACCGCCGTCCTTGATTTCGCCGTCCGCCGCGATGGGCAGCAGATCGCCGACATCCGTCAGACGGAATCTGTCATTCTCTTTGAAATCGTTCAGGTCTCCGGTGGAGCACAGTTTGGTGGCGATCACCGGCTGGGCTTCGTAGGACTGAAGCAGCTTCTTATTCGCCACATTCGACAGAATGCCGGGGAGAGACACGCTGGAGAACGCCGCCCGGATGGTCTCGTTGTCGAAGCCGCGGGAATACGGAATGCCGTCGAGCTTCATGCACTCGATCAGAAGCTGGCGGAGGGGCATGTCCATGTCGCGCATACCGGCTTCCACGACCTGCGCGCCGTAGGACTTTTCGAGCTGGTCGGCGCTCACGCCGACCCGGAGGCACATCGCCGCCTCGATGGTCTTGCGCAGTTCGCCGCCTTCCGGGGCGCTCTTGACGGAAATGTTGACATTGGCAGCCGGACGTTCGGCGCGGATGGTTTCCAGAACCTTCTTGGTCACGACTTCGGGTGTCCACCCGGCGCTGATCGCTTCCTTTTCGATCTCCGGGAACTCTCCGTTGCAGATCGACTGAATCGCGCTGACGCGCTCGCGTTCGGCTTTCACGGCCGCGACGGCGGCTTCACGGGCGGTCGCCGTCAGATCGGTCGCGCTGGCGGTGATCGTGGCGGGAGCGGCCTCCGCTTTCGCCGTGTCGGGCTTCTGCTCCGGTTTGACGGCGGGAACGGCGGCTTCCACCTTCTTTTCGGGCTCCGCCTTCGCGGGAGCGGCGGCGGTCACGGTCTTGAGGTCTTTCTTTTCCTCGGACATGATGTTCTTTTCTCCTTCATGGTTGGGGTTGGTGATGTTGAATTTGGCGGTGACTTTCATTGCGGTGTGGGCGTCGGCCCCGACCGCGACGATGCTGACTTCCCGGAGGACGGACTTCTTGATGTGGTAGAAGGGTCCTTCCACTTCCTGTCCGTTCACTTCGCGCTTGCCCTGGACGAGTTCGCACACTTTCACATCGGCTCCGATGGAGAGCTGCCAGTCCGCACCGGCCTTGCTCTGCGCGACAATGTTCTTCGCGTCGTCATTCTCCGAGACGATTTCGCCGGTGATCTCCAGCGCGTTGTTCTTCACGCTGGCGGAGATCATCCCGACGCGGGATTCCGTCCGGTTCTCGTGATTGGCGAGAAGCGGCACGGTGTCGGGAATCTCCATCCCGGCGAGATCGACGACCACCGGGTGTTTCCATCCCGGCAGATTCATTTTCCCGCCGCTGTAGGCAATTCCGGCGACTTTGGGCTTCCCGCCCGTCGCTTCGATGAGGGTGAATTCACTCAATGTTCACTACTCCTTGGGTTCTGAACCGTCTTCCGGTTCGGTTGGTGTTTCTGCCGGTTCTTCCCCGGCGATGGGGATGCCCAGCTGCTTCATCAGTCTGATTTCCTTCGCCCGTTGGTGCAGGACCGCCATGTAGTCTCTGCCGTCCTTGGCGCATTCCGCCGCGAGCGTGGTCGTGTTGTTCGCCAGACGCTTTTCCTGTGCGGCCGCTTCCTTGCTCGGATCGACATGGGGGAATCCGTCCCAGAACCATGTGTGCCGCTCGCTGATGAAAGGCTGCATGGTAGTAAGCAGGTATTCCCGGAACCACACCTCGAAGATCCTGTTCAAGACTTCGCTTTCCCAGAACGATCGGTCCACCAGAATGCTCTTGTGGTAGATTTGATTATCAAGTCTGCCGCTGGCGTAGTTGTGACCGCTGAAGTCCCCCGCCAGCGTGCCGTAGGTCGTGACGGCGCACCGGGCGATTTCGGAAAGGATGATCTTCACAAATTCCGAATGGTTCGCAGCCGGCTGCTTGGGATCGAGCTGCCCCATCTTCCATCCGGCCGGGACGGTCAGCATCATATTCCTTTCGAGAGGGATGCTGTCCATCGGCTCCACCTCGTCCGATTCCCCGTTTGGCGGGGCGTCCGTGTAGAGGATTGCCGCGAAGTCCGCTGCGGCTTCCGCCGCTGAAAGCACAGCCAGATTGTAGCGTCGCAGCTGGGCGAACAGCGGGAGCGCGGCAGTCAGCTCCGGGACGCCGCGATGGAGGCCGGGGCGGTCCTGGCGGAAGATATGGATCATAAATTCCGCAGGTACCCGGACCGCCTCGTCTCCCGGCATGTAATGGATGTCTCCGGGGTGGTATTTCAGCACCCTGTATGAGAGCGGGTTGCCCCACTGGTCGAAGGTGATGCCGTCCACGCTCCTGTCATCCTCCAGCCATTTGAGGTCGCCGGAGATGCGGTCGGCTTCCACCAGCATCAGGTCGAGTTTGACCGGATGCCGGACTTTGGGATTCGTCGCCAGCACAGCGAACGCCTCGCCGTCCTGACATCTTGCCATCCGCATGGTCCGGAGTTTCGATGGGAGATGCACAGCGTCCGCCCAATGCATGAAGGACGTTTCAACCTCATCGTTGAAATCCTCGCTGCTGGAGAGCATCTGGAGGCGCGGTCCCGTCCCGATGGTGTCATTGGCAAGCATCTGCACCAATCCCTTGGCATACGAGTTGTTCGCAACCTCGTAACGGGCTCTCTGCCGCAGGGTGCGCCGGACTTCCGGCGACGCCTCCATATCGGCGGAGAGATGATCGGCCGCCGCCCAGTGCCGGTGGTTGTCGGTCGTGGTCTGCGCCGCATCGAAGCGGGCCTTGACCACCTTCTGTTTCGGAGGGGTTCTGCTCCGGAAAATTGATTTGATCTTGTTGAACATGGATGACTCCTCACGCCCCTGAATGGCTCAGTTTCGTTATCTTCAGGCCGCTGTTGCGGGATTTCACAGCCTTTTTCGACGCGAGATATTCATCCGCCGCGATCTGATCCTTGAGCGAATGCTGTTCGACGCGCTGTCCGTCGACTTCGGCGGACTTCGGCCCGGACGCGTTCTTCCGGATCGCTTCTTCGATATGGTTACTGCTCGTCATTGGGACACCTCTGCTCATACTGGCCGCGATAGGCTTCACATTCGCCAATGATGAACTCCGTGGCTCTCTCACATTTGTGCGTCAAAGCACATTCGATGGCGGCGAACGCCTTCCGCATTTTGCGGATCTGTCTCCGCTGATACCAGTATGATGCCAGCAGTTTGCTATACTGCCGCGAGCACTGATGGCAGCAGGGTTCGATCTCACTCATCTTCTCCTCCATTGTTGTTTTCCAAAGCCTCACGTGAGGCTTCAGTCGGAATCTTCTTTTCAACTCCATCGATCCGCTCTCCCAACCACGCCATCACGTTGACACACATCGAGTTGCCGCATGCCTTGTAGCGGGGGGCGTCGGGACATTCTTCTTCCGGCTTGCCTTTCCAGGCAATCCTGGTCCAGTTGTCGGGGAACCCCATAAGCCTTTCGCATTCGATGGGGAGCAGTTTCCTTACCGTGGCCTGCCAGCCGACACCGGGAACGGATGCCGCCGTCACCGTGTTCATCGGAGCGCCGTCTTCGCCAACGCCGACTCCCTGCCGGTTCTGGGCATCGTGCTTTTCCGGATCGCGGGTGGCGTTTCGCAGGTCCAGCGGGACGCATTCATCGTAGGCCACGGCGTGAACATCTTTGACGGTCTGCGTGTACATCACGCCGTCTTCGCTCACGCCCAGACCGGAGCCGCCTTTGCGTTCGGCTTTCGCCATCTTGTCCCCGTCAAGGGCGATGATGACGGTTTCCGTATGCGGTCCCTTGGCCGTGACCGTCTGGCTCGTTTCCGCTTTCGTCACATAAAGCCCGCCGTTCTTCCGGTCCTTTCTCGTCCCGTTGGCGTCGCAGAAGGAGAGATGGAAGCACTCGTTCCAGGTGATTGCCGGAGTGATCGCCGCCCGGAGCGTCGGAAAGACATTCTTCCAGAAACCCTGCTGGACTCCACCGGCGTCGTTTTTGATGAAACCGATGACGTCGGGCTCCTTCACCAGCGGAAGGTTGCCCCCGCCAGTCCCCATCCGGGCGACAATGGACTGAGAGACTTCCACCGGCTTGATCCGGGAGTCCTGGGCGTGGTTTTCATAGCAAAGGTAGTTCTGCTGTTTTGCTCCGGGACTTGCCATGAGCGCTCCGGCAACTGTCCCGTCCTGACTCATGAGACGGACCTCATCTCTGCTGTTCTGCTGAAAACAGATGGCCTTGCCGCCCTTGTAATCCGTGGCGATCAGCGTCGGCGCGAGATCCGTGTCATGCACATCCACCTGCCGGGTGTCCAGGCATTCTACGGACTTGCCCGGAGGTTCGATCACGCACTGCAGCCGTCCCTTGTCGGGCATCAGCTGCTGGTCGCCCGTGACAGTCAGCGTTCCAGCCCTGTCGCCGCCGTCCCACCACTTGGCATCCTTTGGAAGAGTGACGATAGTCTGATCGTTGCCGGTCGCCAGCGTGTGGCTCAGATCATCTCCTATGAGAGCGCCTTTGTTATGTGAAGCTTTACATAACAAGGGTAATGATGAGTGATCGGATATGAGAAGTTTTTTCTTTTGCTTCATGATTTGAGCTGATCCTTTCGACATTTTCTTTCCATAAAGGTTGGCGTCATTATTTCATAAGATGCCAACTTTTATGGAGAAAAGATTATTTTATGTTGTTGAGCATCGCCATCAACGAGGCATCATTGCGCCAATCCGGCATATCGGAAACCAATTTTGGTGCGGACTCCTCAATGAGTTTACGACGCATTTCGACATCTGCCTTTGCATAAATTTCGGTTGTGTCTATTTTTGCGTGACGCAAAAAATCACGGATGTATATCAAGGCTATCCCGGACTGGAGCATATGCATTGCCTTTGAATGACGGAGCATATGCGGTGAAACTTTCACAGGGAAAGAAGGGTCTTTCACTCGCAAAATGTCACAGTATTTCTTCAGGATGTATGTGACACCGGCACGTGTAAGTTTCTGTCCGCTGTGATTTGAAAACACAGGGCAATCTCTTTTCTCCGGAAGATCAAGGGCGTTTTCAGAAAGGTACTTGCCCAAAAGAGCAGCTGTTTCTTTCATTAAGGGGACCATTGCCGTTTTATTGCCTTTTCCGGTTATTGAGACAGCATATGGTTTTTGAAGTCGCAGATCCTTCACCGTCAAGTCACAAATCTCCTGAACACGGGCTGCACTGTCATACATTAACGATAACAGGACCATATCACGACGGCCATATCGATGGTTGGTTTCCGGGGCTGCAAGGATTAATTCAATTTGTGAAACAGTAAAATGCCCAACATCCGGTTGCCGATTTACAGAGACCTTAATACTGAGGATTCGTTGGAATTCCAGCAGATAGTCTGGCACTCTTGTTTTCAAATAATTCACAAAAACATGTATTGCGGCAAGACGCTGTTTTTGTGTTGCCGGACTGTTTTCTCTGGTCACAGCCAGCCAATTGATGAAATCGCAAATCAGCGATTCCGTGAAATCTCTCAGAGTCATCCTATCAGCCAGAATTCCTTTTTCTCTTTCGGCGAAAGAAAGAAAAAGTTTGAAGGTGTCTCTGTATGACGAGATTGTGGCGTTGCTGAGATATCGCCTTGTCGGGAGAAACATTGTGAAGAACCGGGTCATTTGTATTGCAAAGTCAGTTTGTTTCATCGTTGGCCTCCGTATGAATCAGGTAACCATATTTTTCGCTGAGCTTTTCAGAGATTTCCGGATAATTTTCTGCGGTCATCCGGAGATACTTTTCTGTCGCAGACATTGTGTTATGTCCTAAATAAGTTGAGAGACGGGGCAAGACGGAAGAAAGAGGAACGCTTTTTTTGATCCAGAGCTCCAAACAATGACATGCAAATGTATGTCGAAAATCATGAACTCTCGGTCCCTTTCCTCTGCCATCATGTGGAATTTTGGCTTCCAACAGGACCATCCGGAATTTTTCGTATACAGCACCCTTACTCAAATGTTGCCCATTTCGTCCAGGAAAGAGAAATGGTTCATGCACATATGAATCCATGTAACATTTGAGATCCGCTATGACTGCCGATGACATGGGAACATAGCGGGTCTTTTCAAACTTGGCAAAGCGGATTGTCAAGAGTCCCGCACAGATATCGACATCGTCCTCTGTCAGAAATATGGCCTCGGAGACTCGTAATCCGCAGCAATACAGAAGCTCAAATATCATTCGCATCATAGCATGATATCTGGCCTCATATACGCTCGGGAAAGATTTCTTTGAATCAATGGCTTCAAAGAATCGTTGTATCTCATTGTGCGTAAACACATGGGGAACATAATTATGTGTATGGAGTTTAGGCAGATCTGAACGCATCGGCATAAATGCTTCAAATCCGTGTCGACGTAAATAATCCGCAAAACTTTTAATCACGGAAAAGCGTGAATAAAAGGTTTTGTCGGCATCTGTTGATCTCCGTGTTAACCAAGCCTCGACAACTTCTTGTGTCAAGGTATTATCCGGAAAAACGTATTTTAAGGTCATTCGGGAGAACTCACTGAGTTTTTTTGCCTCAGTGTTATACAGATACCCAAAACTTCTTTTCTCTGCGATACAATCGGCAATCAGTGTGCCGAGTTTTCCAGAGTATACATAGTTCTTTTGTCTTATTGGATCATACATGATCGCTGACCTCCGGCAACGAGAGAGCGCACTCACGCAATCCTTCAATATCAATTTTAAGATACGGAGAGCTGGATGTGATTTCCGTGTGTCCCATAATGTCAGCGATTGTTTCCAACGGAACATTTTTATCAAGGAGTTTACGAGCCAGAGTATGCCGAAGAGAATGTATCCCCGCTCGCGCCTTGGGGTGGTGGGGTTTTATCCCTGCGATTTGCATCTGATCCTTTAATGCGCTGACAGCGGTAACCTTTCCCATTTTCTGGTATGGAGCATTGCATGTCAAGAAAACAAAAGGTGAATCGACTTTGGGACGAGAATAGCGAATATAATTTATAATCGCCCATCCGCATCTATCTGTCAGGGGAACAACATTTAATATGCCTGTTTTCTCTTGAACAAAATGTATTTCTTTTTTGCTCCAATCAATGTCGCTGCATTTTAATGCATTTATATCGCAGGCTCGAATTCCAAGTTCTGCGACGAGAAGAAAAATGGCATAGTTTCTCTTCCCCGCGGGCGAGGCAAGGTCGATGCTGGCAAGCAATTTCTCCACTTCTCCGTTTGACCAAAGCATGGGCACATTTGCATTTTGGATTGCCTGAACCCTTGGCACACACCCTGAATAGTCTATGGGAAGAAACTCATGGGTATACAAAAAACGAAAATATTGTCTGAGAGATTTGTGCAAGTGTTTGATGGTTACCTTAGCATACCCGGCTTCCGTCTTCAGATAATTTGAAATAATTTCCGGGGTAACAAATTTTATTGAACGAAGTCCAATCCCCTCAAGATACAAATAAAATTTTCGTAACCGTTTAAGTCTTTCGCTTATGGGGGTTTTTCTCGGATCAATGGGTGCGCAACCGTGATCATAAGCCAGCATTATCTCATGATCATCCATCGTCCATTGTTCAAGTTTTACAGAAACAGGATGTCTGGAGAACGATTTGCATTGCTGAAATTCGCCCAATTTTCGGATGGCGCTTGCTGCGATTTCACCTCTCGATCCCAGCAAACATTTCATCTTTTCAGCCCGTTTGTGGCCGAATGTGCTGAATTTTTCAAGGAATGTCATTCCAAGTTCTTCAGAAAAAACATCCACTGAAACTGATTGTGCATAATTGATCAATGCACCGTAAACAATTTTGTGGCTGCGGATGCTATCCTGGCTGTAGTTCAACTCCTGCAGTTTGGAGAGAACTCCGTCTGTTAAAACTCTCAAATCAGTCTTTTCCATAATAATCTCCTCTGTTATGGGTGACTATTATGTAAAGTAATTCTCATGAAGGAGCATTGCAAACATGCAAAATCAGCAGAAAAAACGTGGATCAGAGAAAAAACTTCTCATATCCGATCACTCATCATTACCTTTGCCTCCTCCCGGTTTTCCGCACCGCATCCGGATTGACTTTGCCGTATCAATGCAGCCTTCAGCACCGGAGGCAAGGGCTTGCCCCTTCGTTCTGCACGGCGGAGTATTCCCTCCGCACATTTCACCGTCAAATAATACTTGAGCGGGATATTTCCAATGATCAAGATATCCGACAAGGAAGAGACGCTTCCTTCGCTGCGGGATCGCCCTTGGAAATTGTTCCACTCGGGTGTATTGAGCGTCAAGTATTCGCCAGCAAACACCGAAATGACCGGGAGTTCCGATGACGATCCCTGACTTCCGCCAACCGTCATTTGGCACTGGGACGTCCCAGCCGCAGAGGAGAGAAACAAATCTTGCGAAGTCCTCTCCGTTGTGGCTTGAAAGTGTCGCGGGGACATTTTCCCACAGCACCCAGCGCGTTCCAGTCTCAAAGCACAGTCGTACAAAGTCGAGAGCGAGGACGCTCCGAGAACCGTCAAATCCCAGTCGCTTTCCGGCAATTGAGAGGTCTTGACAAGGCGTCCCCCCGACGAGCAAATCGATTCGTCCGTCATAGTCACCATCCTTAATTTGAGTAAAATCTCCGAGGTTCGGAACTGTTCCGCCGTCCGGCAGATCCGCTATCTGGGACTGCCAGGAGAGCCGCTGTTTCCGGTCTTTTTCATCCGATGCGGCATCCGGATCAAGCGGTCGGAGCGGTTTTGTCGCGCCGAGCCGCTGCATCAGCACCGCGGCCGGGAACGGCTCCACCTCCGAGAGGAAGGCCGGAGTCCAGCCAAGATGCCGCCAAGCGAGGCTCGCCGCCTCAACTCCGCTGCAAATACTGCCATATCTCATCCTCGTGTCTCCTTTCCACTGATTGTTTCCAAGCCGTATATTCGTAAGTTTTTTGAAAACGCTCAGTAAAAATCCGATTTTTTTTGAAAAAAAAGCAAAAAAAGGGCGACACCGTTCTGCCGATGCCGCCGAGACGGGGGGCGAATGGCTTATTTCAGGAGTTCCTTTTCCTGCGTTTCCCAGACCATAGGAATGGCTCGGCGCATGGTCTGCAGGGACAGATTTGCTTCACCGACGATAAGTTTGTGGATGATCTTCGGAGAGAGCAGAGTCAGCCGGATCGCTTTTGCCACGACACCGGAATCAATGCCGATGGCATCCGCCAGCGCCTTGATGTTGGGATACGTCCCGTCGTCGATCAGTTCCTGCCAATGAAATCCTCTGGCAAGATTCAGGAGCATGGGTGATTCGCACTCCGGCAGGTCGGCGGTATCTTTTGCCGCAATCCGCTTTCGCCCGCTCTGCGTTTTGAACGTGACCGGAATCGAAATCCGGACGTTTCCGTTCCGCAAAATCTCATACTTCATTTTCTGTGAACTCCTCCATGATACCGGCCATTCCGCCGCTTTTGATTTCCAGTTCGATATGATCCTCGAACAGCGTTACCTTGTCCAACATCAGCTGCGCCAGCCGGGTAAACTCGGCCGGAGTCGTCTCCTGCCAGAACCGATCCCTGAACATTCCGGAGATCACATCCTGGGACAGTCCGGTTTTTTCGACGAGGGCGTCAAGAACGTCCCGCGAGTTGAATACTTTGTCCATCTGCTCCTGAACCAGCTTCTCCACCATTCCCGCCGGAACCTTTTGTATCGGGCAGCTGCTCGAACCGGCCGACTTTTCATGCTTCTCGCAGAAGTAGTAATGGTAGATGACTCCCTTCTTTTTGCCATATGAAGGCATCATCGGACAGCCGCAGTGTCCGCAGCGGATGATGCCGCGGAGCGGGATGTCCCTCCGGGTCCGTTTGGACGGATCCTTGATGGGGGCGTTTGCCTTCAGAATCTCCCTGGTCCGCTCCCAGGTCTCCGCATCTACGATGGCTTCATGCACCCCCTCGTAGATCTCCGAGTTTTTATAGTTGATTTCGCCGAAGTATGTGTGGTTGTTGAGGATGCGGTAAACCGACGCCGTGTTCCACGGCTTTCCGGTCTTGGTCGTGAACCCTTCGGCATTCAGTTCCGCCGCAATCATCTTGGGCGACTGAATTTCGATGTATCGCCGGAAGATGCGCTTCACCAGCTCGGCTTCCTCCGGAACGACCACCAGCTTTTTATCCTCGGTCCGGTAGCCCAGGACGACGATGCCGCCAGTGTACAACCCCTTGCGTCTGCTTGCACTTAGCTTGTCCCTGGTGCGCTCCGAAATCAGCTCTCTCTCATATTGGGCGAATGTCATTAGGATGTTCAGCATCATGCGTCCGGAGGAGGTCGCGGTGTTGATCTCCTGAGTCACGGATACGAACTGGATACCCCATTCGTCGAATTTTTTGCTCAGGTCGGCGAAGTCGCAAATCGACCTGGAAAGGCGGTCGATCTTGTTTACGAGGATAATATCGACCAGTCCCTTCTCACAGTCGGTCAACAGCTGCTGGAGCGCTGGGCGGTTCATGTTCCCGCCGCTGTATCCGCCGTCGTCATAATGCTGCGGCAGACATATCCAGCCGTTTGCCTTCTGGCTGGCGATGTAATTTTCTCCCGCTTCCCGCTGCGCGTCCAGACTGTTGAATTCCTGTTCCAGACCGTCCTCAACGCTTTTCCGGCAATAAATCGCGCAGCGTTTTTTATTGTTTGTTCCTGCCATCATTTCACTCCGAAAAACAGTTTGCCGTTCCAACGGGTCCCGGTTATCGCCCGTGCCACTGCCGAAAGGGAGGAATAAACCTCTCCCGACATTTCAAATTTGTCATCTCCGAGAACGACGACCTCGTATTTCTTCCCTTTCCACATTCGCGTATAACGCGCTCCGGTGGTCTTGGAAATCCGGCTCGCCGGTCTTCTGACAAGGTGTGCCAGCGGATCTTTG